CACAGTCAGCCCCGAAGCCATCCGCAGCGATTCACGCCGCGACCCAAACACCGACCCAATGTTAAAGTGAACCATCAGGCCCCCCTGTATCTGTCATTGCGAGAAGGGCGTCCCCGCCCGACGCGGCAATCTGATCCCGCCCATGAACCCCGGATTCAATATGCCGAAAATAACCCGCATGCCGCCGCTTCCACACCAGCCTGTCAATCCGTTCCACACACGAATTCGCCCCCTCCAAGGCATGCAGCATCCGCCCCTCGTCCACCATCAACCCGCAATGCAGCGGCTTCCCGCTCAGGTTCAACAGAATCACCCGCCCTGCCGCAGGCCTCTGTTCTTCCACCCAACAAAAATCCTTCGCCCCATCCGCGAACAGCGGCCCCAGAATATCCCTCGATGGCGCCGGTCCATACCGTGCAATGTAGTCCGGCAACCGCACCCCGAACACCTCCCAAAACACCAGCCAGATCAGACCGTAGCAGTCCACCCCGGCCCGGCTCCGCCCTCGAAACCGAAACGGCAATCCCACGTAATCCCCCACCCATCTGTCATTGCGAAACTTGTCATTGCGAGGAAGAAGCCCCCCTTTTCTGTCATTGCGAGGAGCGAGTCCCCGAGCGACGCGGCAATCTCTCTTCGCCCCCTTCGCGTCCTTCGTGCTCTTCGTGGTGATTCCCCTCCCCATCAGAACAACCCCGGAAAATCATACGGCGTAAACGTATCCACCGGGAACGCCCGGTCGCTCACCCGCTCGTAATCCAGCGTCGCCCGCACGCTCTCGCGCGTATACTCGATCCCGGTCAGCGTGAACGGCATGAACGTCACTTCCACATTATCGAACTCCGGCGGGCTTGCCCCGAGGTCCGACGCGGTCACCAGGCTCAGCGTGAATGTGAACGTACCGCTCATCCCCCGCAGCGCTGCGGTCATCCATTGGTCCACGTTATTGATCATCAACTTCGCCGACCTGAAACCGTCCTCCGACTCTTCAGGCATCCCCACCTCGAACCCGGCCGCCGTGTACAACTCCCCGCCAATACTCACGTCTTCGCCGTTGTTCACCACGCGCACCGGCTCTGCGAAATCCTCGTGGTCGATGTCGAGCGCCCACAGCACCGGACCCGAGCTCTGCGTCCGCATCATCGCGGCAACGGTATCGGCGCTCAACGTTCGGCTCATAACCGCTCCAGGTCCAGGGTCGCCTCGTACAGCCGCGCCCCCGGCGTCGGACCCGGCACCGTCAACAACCACACCGGCTCAGCCACAAACCGGAATTCCGCCGTCGCATCGGTCAAAAAGTCCTTCCACTCGAACGATTCCACCCCGCCCCCAAGCGTGTCCGCGTAGAAGCTGTCGAAGGTCGCCTTCTGCGTTCCCGTCATTTCAATGAGCGTCCGCTGCCGGATCTCCCGTTTCGTGCTGATCCGCCTACGCTTGCTCGGCCCCGCATCCACCCTCAATTCCGCGACCTCGGTTTTCCCGGTCTCACTCAAACCCAGCAGTTGCTCTTGCGGCAAACTCGCAGGCCACACGTTTGGCATCAGTAGGCCCTCCCCTGCAATCCGTAACGCAGCCCGAGCGTCCTGTCGAGCGACCCGCTGCCAATCACCCTTTTGATGGCGTCCCGCACCACGATGTCAAGCTGCACCTGGCCATCCGCCCCGCGCGATTCCTGCACCTCGATCGCTTCGCCCTGGCTCCGATGATCGTGGACGTTCACCGTCACACCCCCGCCCGAGGCCTCCACGCCCAGCCGCCCGCTCGGCAATCTCTTCAGTGGCATCACCGCCTCGGGCCCGGACTCACCCATCAGCCCCAACCCGTCCGCCATGGCGAACAGTTTAGGCTCGCGCACCACGCCGCCGCGGCCGTACGCCTGCACCTTCCCGCCTTCGACTACGCCGCCCTTGGCCATCCCGAACAGGTCCATCAGCACAGCCTTGGTGGCCAGCGTCGCGATCTCGGTCGTCAAATAACTCAGGAAGTCCTGGAACGCAAACTTCCCGGTCTGAATCGCTTCCACTAACTTGTTCGCTAATTCATCGATCCACCCCTCCATCGCGTCCTGGATATCCGCCATCAGCCGGTCGATCCCCTTCAGTTCCTTCTCGGCATCATCCCCAAACAGCCCGAACGCCTCACCCAAACTCGCCACCGCCCCAATCGCGCCGGTGATCCCCGAGGCCATCCCCATCACGCCCTGCAACACCGATCCGGTCGCGCCCTTGCCAATGCTTTGCAAACTTTTGAAAGCGCTCTGCGCCGCCGAAAGCCCCTGCGCGAACTGACCCACCGCGCTGACGGTCTTCCCGAACGCTTGCACCACGTTGTTCTTGACGGTGTTCCCAATCCCGGCCAGCGTGCCCCCAATGTCGTTCAACCCCGCCGCCAAATCGCGCAGGTCCTCAGCGGTCTTATCCGGGATCAAGTCCCCAATCTCCGCCTTCAACGCCGGAAACAAGTCGAGCGCCTCGTAGAGCCAGTCCATGTACTCTTCGCCGACTTTCCGCGCGAGGTTTTCCGCCAGAATGTTCGAGGCCTCCGGCGTCAGTTCTCCTGCCTCTTTCGCCCGAAGCACCGCGCCCTCCAGGTCCGTCAACATCCGCGTCAGTTCTTCCGTGTCGCCGATCCCGCTCATCGACTTGAACAGGTCCCGCCCCCGCGTCATGTCGTTTTTCGTCGCCAGCCGTTCCAAAGCCGCCGCGGCATTCTCGAACTCCGGCCCCAACTCGCGGACCTTGCGGATAATCGCGTCGAACGCCTGGCCCCCCTGCGCGCCCCATTGATTCCAGTAGTCCTGCGCCAGCCAACCCAACGTCTCCCCGCTCAGCTTCCCCGCATCCGCCAGCCCCTGCAAATCACCCTTGATCTGCTGCACCGCCGCTTCGCTCGCGGGCAAAATCCGTTCCCAAACCTTCAACCCTTCCGCCCCCGCCACGCGCTTCATCTCATCCTCGATGCCCTGCGCGACCACCGCCCCCGCTTCGCCCATGTTCCGAATCTCGGCGATGGCTTCCCGCAACATCTCGGGCGTCCCGGCGAACCCCTTCACCAGGCTCGCGCCCAGCATCTCCGCCACGTCCTGCGTCAGCAGACCCGCCGCCTTCAAGGCATCCATCGACTGCGTGACTTCACTCATCAACCCCACGACCGGATCGAGCTTGTCGTACAGTTTCACCCCGGTCTCGGCCAACTCTTTCAAACCCGCCGCCGCGCCACCCCCGGCAAAACCCTCTAACGCTTCCAGTTGCATCGCCAAAGCATCAAGCGCCTTGGTGTCCATGCCGTCCACATTGAAAGACTCGCCGAACACACCCTGTATCTTCGCCATGCCCTTCTGCATGATCCCCGTAATGTCGGCTACCGTCTTGTCCCAGACCTTAGCGAACTGATCCTTCACGCCGCTCCCAAACTCTTTCACAAAGGTATTCGCGGAGTTCGCCCCAAGGCCCTTGCCCGCCTTGATCTTCGTGAGCACGTCCGGCTCGGCGATATTGAACATGCTGAATTTCGCCATCGCGGCCGCAAACCCGTCATAGGCGACCCTCAACCCGGACGTGATCGCTTTCATCTCGCGTGGTGCTGTTTTGCCGAGGTCCTCGATGGCTACGCGCCACGATTCAACGAGCGTCACAATCAGCACCAAAGCCCCAACCAACGGCGCAGCCGCGACCACCTGCGCGCTGAATGCCATTACCGCGGCGCTGCGGATGATGTAGAACGCTGCCGCCATCCCCATCAACGTAGGCGTTCCCAGCGTGATCCCCTGAATCAAGAGCCGATGGTCCGCAATCCACCCCTGAATGCCTTCCCGGTTCGCATCCCACAGCCGGTTCACCGCCTGCAACCCGCTTTTCAACCCATCGAACACCCCCGCATCCATCACCAGGCGCCGGAACTCGAACCACTTATCCGAGATCATCGACAAAGCGCCGGTCCAGGTCTTCGATAATTCGTCCGCCGCGCCTTTGAACTTACTCTGCGGGTCTTTCCACGCCTCCACCAGTTTCCGCCGCGTCTCTTCCGCGCTGTAACTCACCCCCACCTGAAATCCCATCATGGCCAGCACGCCGCGCTCGCGGAACAAGTCCGCCGAGGCCGCGCCCGCGCTGTACATCCGCACGATCTGCGACGTCGTTTCTTGTATCCCTAACCCCGTGGCCGCCGCCACGTCTGCAATGAGCGGCATCCACGCCTTGACCTCCTCGGCCCCGCCCCTCATGATCCCCGAGAGCGTCGTCGCCGCCCCCATGATTTCCTCGTACTCGAAAGTCACTTTCCCCGCGAAGTCGCTCATGTCGCGGAACAACTGGTTCGCCTTCTCCTGACTCCCCAACATCACCCGCAGCCGGACCCCATAATTCTCCGCTGTGCTCGCCGCTTGCACGAAACTCCGCGCCATCAACCCGACCGCCGCCACGCTCAGCCCCGCTGTCAATTGCCGCCCGAAATTGCTCGCCTGTGTCGCCACGCCCCCCAACTGCGACCGAATATCCGCCGCGTCTTTCTTCACCCGCGTCACATTCTGCGTCCACTCGTTCAGCCGCAGCTTCATCTGCCCGACAATCGCGCCCGCATCAAACACGATCAAGCCCTCCGGTTACACTGCCCGGTCCATCTCGTCCATACCGTCCATAGGTCCCATCAGTCCCATAGGTCCTATTCTTCTCTTCACTTCAACTCTTCTTCCGCCCCAACAAACGCGCCAAAGCCGCCCGGTTACGCTTCCAGGCCGCCTCCTGATCCGCACGCTGCTCCGAATACCGCGCCATGACCGCCTCCCGATCCGCTTCCGCCATGTACGGGAAACTCGCCGCCTCAATCGCCCGCCGCTGACGAACCGCCAACTCTCGCTGCGCACATTCCATCCAGATCGGCACGTCCCGGTGATCCATCCGCCGCAACTCGGCAAAACGAAACCCCGGGAACGCCGACCAGATAAACGCTATCGCCGCGGCCCGCCGGCGCGCCGTCCCAAAGGGTCCGTCGTGGCCTCCGTGATGTGATTCAGGATCGCCGTCTTCGTCCGAATCGGAACTTCGAGGAACTCCGATTCCTCGGCCCCGGTGAACACCGCCAACTGCCGCGTCAACACCGCGTTCAGTTTCGAGGTGTCCTCACTCGCGACCTCCTGCACGGCCTCCATGAGCTCATCCGTCAACTCGCGGACCTCGTAGGTCTTCCCGTTCACCCGAAACGTAATCGGGTCATGCAAACCCTTCGCCGAATCCGCATCAAAAAACCGAGCCATAAACAACCTCCCATGGGAGTTCAAGCCGCGCCACCCAGAAACCTGTCATTGCGAGGAACGAGTCCCCGAGTGCCGGAGTGACGCGGCAATCCGTTTCGTCCACCAGGTCCACCAAGTCCACAACGTCCACCAGGTCCACTCTTTGAACCCTGAACCCTGAACCCTGAACCCTCCCGACCCTTACGAATCCAGCCCAAGCCGCGCGATGTCGTTCTCGACCCAGCCCTCGCCGTACAGGCTCCCGCCAGACGCGATGTCCGCCGCGGTCACAGGATGGCCTTCGAACTCGAACGCCCACGCCTTCTGGTCGCCCTCGGTCAGCCCGTGCTTCACCTCGAAGACCGGCAACACCGTCGCCTTCGGCACGTAGATCCAGTCCGCCTCGGTGACCGACGCCACGCCCTCGACGATGGGCTTCAGGATGAGTACCCCGGCGTCATCGATGAGGTTCGCGCCCACCCGCGACTTCAGCAGCAGTTCGGTCCCGCTCGGCGTCCCACCGGTGATCTTCGCGATCTGCGCCAACGTCGCTTCCGTGATGGCGCCGGCGACCTTGCATTCCGCGCCGGTGATGTACTTCGCCCGGGAGGTCTCGCCGGTCTTGTCCGTCTTGGTCACCACGGACGATTCCTTGAACGAGAAGGTTACCCCGCCCAACGTCTCGCCGAGTTCCGTCCCGCCGAAATCCAGCAAACACGGTCCAATGTTCTCCGAAAACATGCCTAACTCTCCTTCTTCCTGGCTCTCACGACCAGGTTGCTTGAAAACTCGCACCGGCTCTTGTCATCCATCCCGATATACGCCGGCGCGATACCCTCGACATTGCATATCCACCAGTCGGACCAATCCAAGCCCTTCTGATTCACAATCCACTCGAAAATCTTCTCCGCCTCATCCCGCGCGGCAAAATACGACGCCGCCCGGGTCAACACCTGAAAATGCAATTCCCGCTGGTCTTTCAGTTCCGGATGTACCCGCATTCCGGTCCGTTCCATGACCACCGTGCACAAGTGCGGCGCCGACTGCGGCCGCGTCCCGGCAAAAAGCGTCTGCCCAATCACGAGCCCCTCCGGCCCGCCGCTCGAAACCAAATATTCACAAAACGCCTTCAGCATCCGCCTGAGCCCCTTCGTGCTCTTCGTGCCCTTCGTGGTGAAACGCGCGGGCCTCGTTCCCAAGTTGCACTTGGGAACGCCCATGTCCCAAAAGCTGTGCTTTGTCCCGCCCTCATCCCATCACCTTCCGAACTTCCCCCGCCACGATCCCCATGTACCGCTCGCGGTGCGCGCTCATCTTCTTCTCGAGGTACTTCGCCCCCGTCCCCTCCTCACTGAAATTCAGTTCCGGATGCTCATGCAGCCAGGCCGCATACGGGGTATTGAAACCCACTGTCCCGATCAACGCCTGACCGCCCGCCGTCTGTATCCCCAGCGACCGCGCAGGCGTCCCCAGCCCGCCCCCACTGGCCTCGCTCGTGCCGATCAGCGTGTTCCCCACGAACACCGACCCTGACCCGCGCAACGTCCCCTCATCAATCGGGACCTTCTCCGCCTCCATCACGGCATCACCCAACAACCGCATGCAGCCCTTGGCCATCCCCTTGCGCGCCGCCTCGCGAACCTTCCGGTCCGCCAGATTCAGCCGTGTCAGAAACGACTCCGCGCTCATGCGAAAAACACCTCATAATGAGACACCGTGGCGAAAACCTTCTTCTCGTGAATCGCCAGAATCACATGCAAAACCCCATCGATCTCGACGTTGTCCTCGTGACTCGGCTTGTCGCTCACAAGCACTGTCCCCGCGGCGATAACCTGCTCCCCGGCGAAATTCCGCACCAGCCGCGTCTTCCAATTCACCCGCGCCCGAATCGACACCTCGGTCGCCGTCAAAGGCTCCCCCCACTGGTCCACACCAGCCGCCCGAACCCAGGTAATCGAGTCTGTGAAATAAACGCCAACCATGCCCTCTAAAATGGCCACAGACCCGTTCCCAGTCAACGGGAGGGCGCGCGTCCCCTTTATTTGTCATTGCGAGGAAGGAGTCCCCGACTGACGTGGCAATCTCTCCCATCCCCCCGATCGGTCCGATCCGTCCAATCCGTCCTATCCTCTTCAGACCCTAGACCCTAGACCCTAGCCCCTCCCTCATCCCCCCACCGCGGCCCGATCCCTCGCCGCCTGCCTCCGCAACCGCTTCGCCTCCTTCACCTCATCCTCCCATTCCACCGCCTTCGTGCTCGGTTTCCCGCCTCCGAGCACCCGCTGATAGTCCTCCCCGCCATGCACGAACGTCCCCCGCGTCGAACTGATCTCTTTCAGCCGTTCCTCTTCCCCAGGCACCCCCACATAAGCCAGCAGCACGTGCTCGCAATTCGGATGCGCCGGCGGCCGCACCTCCAACAGCGGATACCCCGTCCCCTCGATGATGCTGAACACCTTCCCCTGCCACTGCTGACACACCGGACACGAATTCTCATGGACCGACCACTGAAACAGGTACACGCCCCACGCTTCCGCGCTCCGCATCGCGCCTTCGGTCACCGCCTCGCGCGTCCGCGTCCGAGTTACCAGTTCCGCATACGACGCCGGGTCATACTTCCGCCCGTTGATGACCACCTTCGCCCCGTCTTCCATCTCTTTCTGCAGCGCCGTGGTCAAGCGCCGCGACACGTCCCGCCGCGTTTCCCCCGCGACCAGCCCCTGACTCAATATCGCGTTCACCTCGCGCTCCTCAATCACCTTCTGCTGCGTCAGTCTCAAAATCCGCCGCGCCTGGAGCATCAACGAGTCATTGGCGTACGTCAGGTCCGCGGCCAGTTGGTCCGCGACCGCCTCGATGGCCCCCACGTGCAGCCGGTTCCCGATATCGACCGGCACCATGGGACGCCCCGACTGTTCGAGCGCCCACTCCGTGATATTCGTCCCGGCCAGGTACGCCGGTTTGATCAACCCCCGCGATAGCCCCTTCCGTGCCGCTTCGAGCGCCGACACAATCGCCTCGATCTGTGCCAGGTGTTCCGCGTACCGAAACTGCTGAAAGTCCGTCAAGGCCGCGCTCATGAGTTCCTTGCGCAACCGCGCCTGGGACCGCTTGTACACCGCCACCAATTCACGGATGCGCTTCTCAATCGCTGGTTTCAACGGAGGAGGATTCGGCGTCATCTGTTATGCCTCCTCGTGCAGAATCCCCATGTGCCCCTGAATACGCGCCACGCCAAGCGCCGTCTTACCGATGTCCGTCCGCATCCCCCCGACCACCGTCCACAAGTCTTTCCGGGCCGCCAACTGATCCGCGCGGCACTCCTCGCACTCGCTCTGTAAACGGTCCACCCGCTCGTGCGCTTTGGCTGCCACCAGCGCCGCCTCAGCCACCTCGGCCCGCCGCTTCCAATGCAGACCCAACAACCAACGCGCCGCCGCAATCAGCGTCCCTAAAACGCCGAGCGTCATGCCCACGGCCTCAATCTCTTCCCTCGAAAATGGCATCTGCATCCGCAACCTCTCCATAGGTCCCATACGTCCTATACGTCCCATGCGCCTTCTCCGACTACTCCTGATCTTCGTCAATTTCCATGTCCACTTCCCAAAGCCCGCCCCCGGGCGCGCCCAGCACGCTACGCGCGTACGGACAAATCGAAACCGCCGACGCCTGGTCCCGATAACTCTCCTGCACGATCCCCGCCGCGCTCACCCCCTGCGCCCGCAACCCCGACCGCGCATCGATCCCCGCGTCCATCAACAGAAACAGTGCTTGCTCGTAGATCGAGGGCTTATCCGCAATCGCGCCGTATGCCGCCGCCAACTGGTTCTCCGCGGTGGTTAGCGCCGCCTCTTTTTCGGTACCCGACGCCCAGTACGTGGACGCCCCGAGTCGGGTCGCAAAATAAGCGTCCGCTTCTTCGATGGTCACCAGCATGCGTTTCTCCTTTTACAGGGTCGGCAACTTTCCAATGAACCGCTCCACCAACATCCGGATAATCGTCTCCTTCAACCCCCCGAGCCCGCCCCCCGCGGCATCCGGCAACGCGCTCACCGCGGCGATCTGTTTCACC